CTATAATTAAAAAATTGTTTTAAAATATAAATTCAGCGCTATTAAAAATCCCGTTTGTTAGCCGCTTGTTAAAATCTCGTAAGGACTTCCGTCATTCGCGCTTATTTTCTCTAAATATGTACCCGGGTCGGATAATTGCGGCAGCAGCGGATTTTGTTCCGGCGTATCTCGCTTGTGTTCTTCCTCGTCCACCCATGCGATAAACCGATTAATAAATTCCAGAATATCGCGCCATATTTCAGGGTCGTTTGTATTTCGCCATGCAATAATTGCAAAATTAATCCGCCACGTCGTTATGCCGCCCCCTGCGAGCCATTTTCTTTCGTTTATTTTAGTCCGTCCGTTCAGCCGCAAGGCGTTTCTGTCTCCGATTGCCGCAGGGATACCTATTTCACCAAATTCTATAGAAATATCCCTGTACGGCGTTTCATAGGGATATGACAATATCCAATCTCTGATAATCGGCATAATTTCTTTGTTTGTTATCATGACTTTACCCTCTCCTTCCGGGGAATCCCGCGTCGGCTTGTCTTTGCAGTTCTGCAACCCATTCCGGATAATTATCCTCTTTGGCGCGTTCAGTCCAGCGGGGTCCCGCTTTCGGATTCTGCATTGTGTCAAAATTCAACGGAACATCTGTCCTCACCTTTGATACGCCTTTTCTTGACCGCCAGCCTTCAGGCGTGAGAAATCCCGCCGCTCCCGTTATCGGGTCGACCATTTTAAACCCGTGCCATAAATACCGCGCATACGGACCCGGATAAATAAGCTGACCGTATGCCATTAACGGTCTCGATTGAGCTTGTGCAAGAGTTTCTAATACTCTCTCGTTCGAAGCGGGAACATATTTGCGAGTACCGTCAAAAATAATCTTGCTTGCCGCGTATTGACCCGGCGAACCAAGTCCGAGACGTTTATCAAGGCTTTTTGCGAGCATTTTAGTATCGAACGATATTTTATAAGTAAGCGGCATAATCAACCCCCTTGTAAATAGATGTGACTTCCTAAACCTTTTCGGTTGTCGTTCATTCGCTGAATCGCAATCACTTCCGAAGTAGCGTCTCTATAATTGTTCATTGCGTTCGTCATTCTTCCGGAAGTGTCCGGCGCAAATTCCATTTCGCTCTCGAATCCCGCTATAATAGGACGCGCCTGCTGAAGTAAATCCACCGTCCATAATCCGTCAAGCATATCTTGCGGCGTCGCAAACCATTCGTCTCGCGTCACAAATTTCAATCCGCTTGTCTTTTCGAATATGCGGATTGTAGTGGGTTCTTGAAGTATATTTCCTGTTCTTACAGATGTTAGTATAGAACTATCATCCCACGAACAAAAACGCAGTACGCGGCGGTGCGCCGTATGTACGCCTTGAGTATTGTCTCTGTCAAACCAGCGCGGCCATATCGTGACCGTTCTCGTTAATTCTTTCCTAATCATCGTCTATATTCCTGTGAAAATAAAATAATCGTGAAGCCAAGTTCCTCCGACATACTGTTTCCCGAGTTCTCTTATACTTTTCTGCAATTCTTGCGGCGTTAAAATAATATCCCCGTAAGATTCGGAATATCCGGCGTTGTTGAACGATTTAATAATTTTCGCGCCCGATTCGGTATTCGTCGGCGACTGCGTGAATAATAATTCGGCAACGGCGCAAACCCAGTCTTTGAGTTCATACGGCGCGCCGTCGTCTCCCCAGTCGAACGAACGGCCGCGCAAGTTGACCGACTGCCATGCTCTGCGTTCGAAATGCTTAAAAGTCGGTTCGTCGGACAGGGGAAGCGCGGACATACCCGCCCTAAATTCAGTTTTGTAATAATTCCAGTCCGCTATAGGCGTATATGCCATGACGCTCCCCTGCCCTTCCGTTTATTTTTTCTTTGCCGCCGCCTCAAGCTCTGCGATTTTTGCGTCTTTTGCCTCAATCGCCTTGTCTTTTTCTATAATCGCCGCTTCAAGGTCTGCGATTTTTTTTCTGTAGTCTGTAACGTCTTCGCTTATAATCTCCGCAACTCCGGCTTTGACGAGAGCGTTTGCTCTGGATTCGGAAATATCGGGCAAAATCTCGTCTTTTTTGACGGAGCGGTTCAGAATCCTGTCAGTATAGCCCTGCGTAATTAGAATTTTCAAGTAAAACCCTCCTATAATACGATTTCGGTTGTTACGAGTTTTGCGATAGCGACCGATTTTTGAGGAAATTTGAGTCGCCAGTTCGCGCCGTTATACAGCTGCGTTTCCGTGGGCGATTCCGTCCAGCCCGTTTCGGGTATAACAAAGCTGAATCCGTTGGGGTGGATTGTTTCGCGAATACGGGTAACAAGCGTGTCCTGACCGTTGTTTATAAGCGGCTCTCGCAAAGTTTCTGCAGGAGTTCTTAACGCGCCGTTCGCCTGTCTCAACGCGCCGTTCCCGAAAATATAAGTAGTATAATCGTTCCCGGCGACAGGCACGCCGTCATCGATGACGACTGTTAGCCCGTTCCAGTCCGCAAGCCTTGATTTTCTTACCATGCCGTTGCTATCGGTATAAGTCCAAAAGTTCAGCACCTGCAGATTTTCAAGGCGCATCGCAACGTTGGAGTGCATAATGACAAGATTGTATTCGTCGCGGTGGTCTCCCATCGAACGAGTCATAAGGGCGTTAACGTCGGTGATTTCTATAGGACTGCCGGTAGTGAGAACATGCTGACTTTTGAAGTCATCGGTATTTTGGTCTGCGCCGCCCGCATTAAAAATCGCGCCTATTATGTTTATAAGCGTCTTTTGGCGGTATTTTGACCAGTAACGGGCGACAGAGCGCGCAATATGCCCCACAGGGTCAGCTCCGCTAAGTTCCGATACGAAATCCCGCGCCGTCCACGCTTTGTCGCGGCCGTAAACAATTCCGCTTTGGCTTGCGGCTGTGGTCTCGGTAGTCGGCACGTCGGTACGTCCGTCGTGGTTCACAGGGTCGCCGCCGAGCGGATTATAATATGGTATCGTATAAAGATTTCCGTCATTTTGGATTCGCGAAGCGATAAGCGCGTCCTGTACCATTGCGCCGCTTTCAAGTATAGCCGTTAATATCGGGTCCGGGGTTTCGCCCCACATTTGTATAAATAATTCGCTGTCAAATGGATATTCAAGATTAAAAAAAGTTTCTCTTGCCAATTAAATCCCTCCTGTTAAGTATTATGTTTTAGTTTGTACCGTTCTGCGTATGTCATATCTTTTTCGTTTTTTTGAGGCGACATAGGCGTAAACCCCGTTACGCCGGGAACTGCCGCTGCCGCAGGTCTTTTCTGATACGGGTGAGCTTTGAAATATTCGTCCGCGACAGGCGCGAAATCTTCGCCTTTTTTACTGGCGATTTGCCTAATTCGTATTAGCATAATTGCGACTTCTTCCGGGTCTGTCATGCCGTGTCCGCGCAAAATATCAGAATCTTTATAATCCGTTATTTCGCTCTGCGTTTTGGCTAATTCGCCTTGCAATGTCTGGATAGTCTGTTCCGGTGTGACTTGATTCGCTCTCCATTCGTCTGTCATTTTTTTTATGGATTCTGCGTCAAGCCCCTTTTGTTCGAGAATAGATTTGAAAACGGCTTCCATTTTCTTTTCTGCCGCTTCCATTGCTTTTATTTCCGCTTGTGATATAATAGCGTTTATATCAACGTTTACCGCCTGCGGAGACGTGTTTTGTTCCGGCTGTTGTCCCGCCGTCGGATTGTTGTTTTCGCCCTCTTTTGGCGTGTTGTTGTTTGCTTCGTCCATGATAATTAATCCTTTCCCGCTTTCGCGTAACCGTTTAACGCCCGTCGGCATATTTTTATTATAATTTTGCTTCCAATTTTCTTATCTTCACTCTCAACGCTTCCCTCTCGCCGTGCAGAGCTAATATATCATACGGCAGGTCTTCGCCGGCTAAACTATATTCGCTTGATTTGATTATTTTATAATCAGTCTCGTCAAGATTACGCTTCAACTCTGCGATTTCAGCCAGTCTCGCCTCTTCGGGGTCAATTTCCGGCGGACTTCCCGTCTCTACCCATTCCTGTTTATTTTTGTCAAATTTACCCCGGTATAACCCGTCCGGCGGTCTGACTTCCGTCAAATCCTCAGGCGTATATTCTGTGCCCTCGCTGTCAAAATATCCCTCTGTAATAACGGGTTCGATATAATACCCGTCCTCATCAAATCTGTAATATTCTCTCATATATTTTTTACCTCTCTCTTAAAATTTATTATTTTTCTGTTAAAATCACCCAGTCGGTTTCGCCGGAAATATGGGGGGAAACCACCCCGTCAGGCGGACAAGCCGCCTGCCACCCCTCCACGGAGGGGAATTAATAAACTCCGGAACTGTTGCAAATTCCCCTACGGAGGGGAATTAATAAAACGCCAAAGTTGAGTGATAATTCCCCTCTGTGGAGGGGTGGCAACACGGAGTGTTGACGGGGTGGTCTCGTTTTCCTTTGAACGCAGTTTAATTCGTCAAAAACGATATGTTAACAAACTGCTCGGTGTTTTCTCCCGCCCATACCGAGATACCGCCGTTTGTGTTTACTGCAATAACCCTGCCGTTCGCGATTATATTACTGCTCGCAGCTGAAGTAAATCTCGCCGCCGCCGACGGTCTGAAGCCCGACGGCAAAGTCGCGATTGTTACGGCGCCCGCCGTATTCGGGTTAAATCGACCGCGAATATATACTATATTGCCGATTCGCCTGTACTGCAAAGGGTCAATCGCTTCCGCTCCGTTCTGCATAACTAAATCAAGCCACGATTCGTGGAACGGCCACGCGGACGCTGTCGGCAATATTTCCGCGTCGGCCGTATATACGTCCGAAAGTATGAAGTCCGATAATTTCACCGCCGTAGTATATCCGGGCTGCTGCGCCTTTATATGAACTGAATACTTGGTAGTGTGGTCCGACCTTCTTTTAGAAACCGTTATCGTCGGTTTACCGTCTTTCAGATATATATCGGATATATTGACCTGATTCGAAATACTGGGGTCCGCGCGCGTATAATATGACGTTTGCGCGGGGGACGCCGCGGCGACGTTATAAAACCAGCCGGAGATTCTCTTTGTCAAAATTCCTACGCCGCTGCCATAGTTATTGTGTCCGGACAGCGATATTTCAAGACCCCCGACTAACCTATTCGGAATTATTATATCCGCCTTTTGTATTTCCGTTCGGCTGTCGAAGTGAATAATCCCGAGGACTCTCTCCTGATAGGTATTTTGATAGAAGCTCACTCCCTGCGCCATCGCCTGTCCGTCGTCGAGCGCCGCTCTCCCGCTTATCGCCTGGTTCGCCTGATTGATTTGCGTTTGCGCTTCGCTCGATTTAGTGTATAATTCTGTAAAATTTGAGTTTATAGCCGTTCTGTTACGGCCGAACTCAACGTTATTTTCTACTTGTATCTGAGCCATATTATATTATAACCTCCGTATCATTCCATATATTTACATCATTCCATATGTTTAAGTCGTCCCATATAATCGGTATAAAAATGGGAGATATGCCTGTATTCGGATATTGATTATATACGAAACTATTCCCTCTGCTGTCCGTTGATAATACGCCCCGATAATATATACCGTCCGGCGCTTTAATCGAACGCGCCCGTCTTACATATTTTACAATGCCGTTCTCTGTAACAGGGATTCCTCTGTAGGTAAAATCCGCGCTCATTTTTTCGCTATCCTTTCTCTGTGATAAACTCGTCTTATTCCCGCAGCTTGCGTAAATTTCGCAATTCTGCCGCTCCATTCCTTTATTTTTCTCTTTTCCAGAGTTATGCCAAGGTTTGCGGCTTCCCTTAATTGTTCGCGCCGTTTCCAGTTTCTTAATCCCCGTTCGAGATACCTCAAATATTCCTGCGCGTCAGCCACAGGGATTTTCTTTTCTTCGCCTGTGTCGGGGTCTTTATACGTTACTGTCGCGTCGTTGATTTGTTTTATTTCTTCGCGGCTGTGTAAAGGCGTGGATATTCCGGGAAAAAATGACGTGAAACTATGGCGGCAGTTTGCTCCGCACATTCCGTCAACTAATTTATATCCCGTCTCGTCGGTGAAATCGGGTAAATTCGCCGTGTTTTGCGTGATTGCGATTTCTTTAAAATAATATTGCTTTCCCTGCCATTGTTCGTGATTTTTATGACACTCGCCTTTATTTCTCGCGCCTTTGTGCGCCGTTGTATCGACATAAGAAACGCCGCGTTCCGTCATACCCTGTTCGGTGACTGCGGCGGCGGCTTGATTGATTGACGTTCGTATATTCATGAGTATTGCGGCTTCTATGCTTATATTTCTTCCGGATACATAGTGAAAACTCTTTATGCCTTCCCGCGCCATTTCGTCCATGCCTTCGTTGAGAGCTTCGACATAGCTGTGAGTTCCAGAAATCGTCTTATTGAACGCCGTATTGAGCGTACGCTCAAACAAATTTTCTCCGTTGACCGCCATTGTTCCGGTCAGCCGGTTAAGCGTTCCCGTGAATCTGTTTATACGGGATTCGAGAATATTTTCTATAACGGGAGACTGCCGCAAAACGATTTCGGGCAGACCCGCTTCTCTGTAGATGATATTATCCCATTTCAGAGTTTCCACGGCCGCCGCCTCGAACAAAGACCGAATTTCAGGCAGCGCAATTTTAAGGGTTGCCGCGATATGACGCTCGATTTGTTCGCGTAAAATTCCCGCGGTCTGCGCGTGTTCGATTTGTTTTGCCGTCGACGGCATTATTCCCGTCTCCGGCTGTACCCGAAGACTGTCGGCTACATGCCGCGCGATTGATTTTAGTATGCTTGTATGTAAATCAGACCATAATA